GCGCCACGATAGCGAAAAATACGCTGTTAAATCCTGCAATTGGCTGTATTGCGACTTCCAGGTGCCGGAATGATTGCCCATACGCAAGGACAGTGGCGATTCTCGGATAATTCCGAGCACTGGAAGACTAACCCTTACAGCGTGACCGCACGCGCACCAGGAGTTCACAGCGTAACAATCGCTAATTGTCCCGCATGCGCCACGATAACGCTGCCACAGGCACGCGCCAATGCCCTACTGATAGCGGCAGCACCCGATATGCTTCGACTGCTATGGTCGATTAAATCGCACCTAGATGGTGGCGCGGCCCTCCACGCTGGCTCGCAGCTATTCGACGATGAGACTCCCATAATCGCAGAGATATACCACGTGCTAAACCAAGCCACGAAAGGCAGGAAAGCATGAACGAAAATACCCTCACGCGCGCGCTATCTGATGACATAGAATCCCTGCGTTTTGACAGAGATCAATTGCAGATGATGCTACGCGTGGCACTCGAAGAACTCGAACGCGCCAACCCAAGCGCAGCATGTATCCCCCAGGTTATAGCAACCCTTAAATTCTGCGCCCAATAGGAGATATATATATGATTGATATAGATTATTTGGTAATTATCGGCATAGTGTCCATGTATATTATTGCTGATTTAGTAACCCGGTGGCCTATGTAGCTGGCCTATGTAAATAGTTGGGCGATTACTTTTCGCCCAGTTATTTACGCCCAGGTTATTGACAATCCTGTGCTCGCGCATTAACCTGCGGTCAATCGTGTGGAAGCGATATGAGAGCCGATTAGCCTGTCCCCTGCCGTTATTCTTTAGCGGCTTCCACCAGGGGATGGACTAATCGGCTTTTTTTTCGTCCCATACGCGCACCCCAGGCGATACTAAGGGCTTTGATTATGGCCGCGTGGGAGAAAAGTAATTGCGCTTTATTGGCAAGTCAGCGCAGGTAGCGTTATCCGGCGACTATCACGAACAGCTAAAAAGTTTGATGTCCATTAGTGGCGACTGCTAATCAGTCGGGCTGGAAGATGAACGGATGCCCCAGGGCGCATTGGTATGCAAAGGATCGCATATGGATGAAATAGGTTTGATGGTCTATACATATGGATCATCATCTCTTTCGGCTTGCCTATGTACGCGAGGGTTTGAAAATGAAGTCAGATAATCTACAAGCAGCTATCAGGGCTAGATTAAATAACCAAGCTATCGCAGACAAAAGGCATAAGCGTAAAGACCGTATCAAACAGTCAAAGCAAAGACAACAGACTTCCCCTACTCCTACGCGCAAGATAAAGGTATCAATATATAAGGCTAAACCAGCATCAATTGATTTCCTAGAAAGCTACCAATGGCGCAAGTTGAGAATGGAAGTATTGAAAAAGTATGGGGCAATATGTCAATGCTGCGGCGCATCAAGGAAAACAGGCGCAGTTATCAATGTAGACCATATCAAACCCCGTAAGTTATTCCCGCACCTAGCGTTAAACATAAACAATCTACAAGTGTTGTGCGCTGCCTGTAATCATGGCAAAGGTAATTGGGATATGACAGACTGGCGTTAAATTACTTGCAATATCGCATTACCAGTATTAATATCTTAACCGCATCATAATTTATTATTCATTATTCATAGGAGAAACACATGGATTTCTGCATAAATTGTATTCATTTCCTACCAAAACCCAAGGATGAAACGCACGAGTACGCACGTTGTACCCGTCGCGGTGATCCCGATCCCGTAAGCGGCATCATGAAATACCAGTATTGCGAAATGGAACGCAAAAGCAGCGGTACGTGCGCCGACGGCAGACACTTCCAACAAAAAATGGAGATCACAAATGAGCAATAACCAAGCAGACTTTGAACCCGCGCACCGCGCCCTGGGCATCTATAGCGGGGATGCCCGTAGGATCGTCCAAGGACGCGCTACAGACGTGTACCTGACGAAGATAGGCGAACGTGTGCCGGAAGATATAAGCGGCTTAGAACCCGTCCAATGGGGCTTGAGGCTGCAAGAGCCAATCGGCAGGGCGGTGGGTGACAGGCTCAACGTGCGCCTGAAGGAACTGGATGTAGAGGCTACCCATATCAAACACCCTTGGATGAAGAGCCACTTCGACTTCGTATCCGAGGATAACAAGACCTTATACGAGGTTAAAAACTACGGCAGCCACGCTCGTAATAGATTCGGGGACGATGGCTCCCAGGACATTCCGGTGGGGGATATGGCTCAGTTAATCCATGAGGCCGCTGTTTTTAATGTTACCTCTATCCAATTATGCGTTTTGTTTGGTGGTCAGGAGTTGTGCATATATCCCTTTGAAATAGACGATGCGCTCAAGGAATCATTAATCATTCAGGAGGCGGCGGTGTGGGCAGCGGTTCAGACTAGGCAACCTCCTACGCCAACTCACCCTGATGATATCAAGGCGCTATGGAAAAAGGACGATGGCACTACGCTGGTAGTCAACGAAACCATCTCCGCAGCTTGCGCGAAACTGAGACAGATCAAGGACAATATAAAAGAACTGGAGTCGCACGAGGAATCATTGCTTGGGGCTATTCAGCAGGTCATGGCTGACCACGCGACAATCAAGGATACCGAGGGCAAGATATTGGCTACATGGAAAACAGCCAAGGGTTCCGCGAGGTTCGATAGCAAGCGATTCAAAGAGGAAATGCCGGAAACCTATGAGAAGTTTGTTATTTCTACCGATGGTTCGCGCCGGTTCCTTGTCAAATAAGGATTGAATATGATTCCAAAAAACAAAAGTAATCACCTTGGAATACCAGAAGAAAGCCCTATTCATTCGATGTACGCGATGGCAAAGGCAATGACCGACGATATTTTTTCTGAATGTAGAAAGATTAACGATCCGGTTACGCAAATAGATATTCCTATTCACCTGGGTGATGACATGATTATCACAATCTCTCGCGGCGTTGAAACCGCTGCGCGTATTGCGATAGAAAAGGCAAAGGGTAGTTGATGAGCCACGTTGACACGGCTATTTATGTAATGGCAACCACATCGGTGATTGATTTGATTATCACAATAATGGAGAAATTTATATGACTACTGCACTTGTAAGCGTAGACCAGATTCAATTGATGGCAAACGCTGTAGCTAAAAGCGGATTGTTTGGCATGAAAACACCTGAGCAAGCAATGGCCTTGATGTTGGTAGCGCAAGCAGAGGGTTACTCACCGGCGCTGGCTGCGAGGGACTATCACATCATCCAGGGTAGGCCGGCCTTGAAAGCCGATGCAATGCTCGCCAGGTTTCAAATGGCGGGTGGCAGGGTGGAATGGGTGACGTATACGGACACGGAAGTTAAAGCTACCTTCTCTCACGCGCAGGGCGGAAGCATCACCCTTAGCTGGACGTTCGCCCAAGCTGCGCGGATTGGGTTGACCAATAAAGATAACTGGAAGAACTATCCGAGAGCGATGCTACGAGCCAGGGTGGTATCTGAGGGTATCCGCACCGTGTTTCCTGGGTGCTGTGTTGGGGTATACACGCCGGAAGAAGTAAACGACTTCTCACCTGTTGAACGGGATGTAACACCGTCACCAGTTAAACCTACCATCGAGTCTGCTGCCGCTGCTCTGGCGAATATTGCTGAAGTAGATGAAACGCCGGAACCTTGGGAATTCGCTATACCTGGCAAGGACAGCATTACTCTTGCTACCAAAGAGGAATGGATTGAATCCATGATTTCGCTGGCTATAAAACTTGGTAACAGCAAACTCTCGATCAAAGACAAGGATGAGAAGATGATTGCGCTCAAGATGGCTAATACAAAACCATTTGCTCGCATGGGCATCATGGCATCCAGCAAACTCTTCCGAGAGATATCGGAAATTATTAATCCTCCTGCTCCGGCGGTGGAGGCAGACACTAGCCCAAAGCAAAACTCACCGGACAAAACAAGCTAATCATGGACAGGCTCCAGCAAGCACCAATAACTCCGTTGGAGTCTTTAAAGGAACTAGGCGTGATGCGCCTGGCTTCTAGGGTACACGACCTTAGAAGGCTAGGAATATCAATCAAAAGCGTTACAGTTAAAGAAGGGGATAAGACCTTCAGCAAATACTACCTGGGAACACATGATGGAAAATGAATACAAGGCTAAGAAGTTAATAGAAGGTAAAGGAGTCCTCTTTACCAACCTGAATAAGATTGATGATTACTCTCCAGATATGAAGGGGGAACTTCTATATAAAGGTGAATTGATACGTATCGGCGGATGGATACGTGAAACAAAAATGGGCAGATTAATATCAATCGGTGTAGATAAAGTAAACAAAGGAGATGATTACTATGGCAACAACACCTAATATTCCAGAACCGGGCAAGGGTTGTTTATTCAGCAATGATAAAAAGGGTAACGACAAGGCTCCAGATTTCAAAGGCAACCTGATGACCAAGGAAGGCGTACTCATCAAGATTAGCGCATGGAAGAGAACCAGCGCGTACGGAGAACTCATTAGCCTCGCGCATGATACATACGTTGCTACTCAGCAATACCCCAAAGAAGTGCAGCAGGGGAACAATGATGATGTGCCTTTCTAATGGCTAATAATATATTCTTGGCTACACCTATGTATGGCGGTATGTGCTACGGGTATTACACCCAGGCACTTATCAACCTGACGAAAGTCATGGCTGGCAATACGGACATAACATTCTCTTTTATGTTCAACGAAAGCCTGATAACAAGAGCGCGTAATGCTCTTACTCATGCTTTCTTAAAGACCAATTGTTCTCATCTAATGTTCATTGATTCGGATATACGCTTTGAAGCTACCGACATTCCCCCGATGCTGGCAGCAGACAAAGACATTATCTGTGGTATCTATCCAAAGAAAGAAGTTAACTGGCATAGCGTTAAGTCTGCGTTCGATACCGGAGTAGAACTGGATAAGATGAAATATCACACGGGTTCGTTCGTCATTAACCTTGTTGGATATACCTCTCAAGTAACTGTTCCAATCAATGAGCCGGTAGAGATATGGAACGGTGGAACTGGGTTTATGCTCATCAAGCGTGAGGTATTTGAAAGTTTGGCAGACAAGGTTCCGTCCTATACAAACGATGTAATTGATCTAGCCGGAAATCTCCAAGCCTTGGATGTTATCAAAGAATACTTTGCCACCAGCATAGAAGATGGAACCAATCGCCTACTCTCCGAGGACTATCACTTCTGCAACCTCTGGCGTAAGCATGGCGGGAAGGTATGGGCTGCTCCGTGGTGCAGATTGGGGCATATCGGAACCTATGCGTTTGAAGGGCAACTCCTGCAATCGTCATGAGTGACGCATCCAGCCGAGGCCGGCGTAACCGGCAAAGGGGGCAAGAGGGTGAGCGCGAGGTAGGCGCAATACTCTCTGAAGCCCTGGGTAAGCCGGTCAAACGACTGTTGGGGCAGGAGCGCGATATGGGGGCAGATATACATACGCCCCCGTATCGGTGGGAGATAAAGCGTAGGAAACGGATAGGGCTTATCTATGATTGGCTGGAAGAGGCTCAGAACAGCCTCAGGGAACCCTCAGAACGGCCTGTGGTGGCTTTTAGGGCTGATGGCAAGGCATGGGTAGTATGCTTGCCTCTGGAGGAATTTATACGACTTATTAGGGAGGAGTTAACGTGAAATTAACGGACTGGGTAATGGGCATCTGTTTAGTGGTTTTCTTGTGCTTTATCTATGGCTATGTAGATGGCTCGATACAGATGAACAAGGCACAGAAGGAGTGCGGGAAATGAGTAGCGATAAAGCATACAGAGCGCTGCATTTAAAGTATTGCGCGCTTGAACGCGAACTCGCCGCCGCAATTGCAGAGCGGGACAAGGCGATGGTGGCGTTGAAAACAATTGAGGGCCATCATAACGAAAACGACTCTTGGCGCGATATTGCGCGTGAAGCCCTGAAGGAGTGCGGGAAATGAAATACGAAAATGCTACCGACAGCCCCAACGCCTCCTAGCGGCTTTCCCTCTGGTTCCCTTCCATGATCTACTGCGGGCGCAGAAAGACTTGTGACGCGGGTTCTTAGTGTCTTTAGTGGGCGCTTTGAGGTTGCTACCAGCAGCCCTAGCCTTGCGCCTACCCTTCTCAGTCAGGCCGGCACCTTTAGAAGCGGGTAATTTCTCCCCGCGTCCTACCGATAGATTGGGAAATTTCTTAGCCACGGCGCACCTTCCTTTTCTTGGCAGTCTTTTCTGATCTGCGGAATGATTTGGAAGTTGGATAACCTTTTTGCCCTGGCTTCTTTGCTGGCAAACCCAATTTCCTGCGCCGGTTTATGTTGTAGTACAAGCCTTTCTTAGCCATTTTTCCATATCCTTTGCCGTTAATTACTTGCTAGGAAAGTTACCACCAACCGGGTTCAAGGCTCCAGCCGGCGCTGCACTAAATGCTTCCGCACCTACCGGAACATGGTCAGAATTCCAAGGGCTTTCATTAATAGGGCCATAGCATGACGCGAGGCGAACCCCGTTAATCTTCTTCGCCTGAATCTCGCATGGAAAACTCCACATGTTGCTCATTCCCGATTCCTTGGTGGTCACAAACTTGGTAACAACCATCGGCGTAACCGCCCAGGTGGGGGCCTGTGGATAACTTGTAATGGTGGAAAACAGGCTCCAGACCTTGCCTTTGGGAGCAGCGCAGGAGCCGTTCATCAGGCTCAAATCCGCAATAGACTTACCCTTCAAAACAGGGCAAACAGCCATCCCTTCCTGAAACGTCTTGCCGCCAACCTTAATGGTCTTGCCCGTAGGCGTAGCAGATGATGCGGCGCACAATGCAAACTCACCATCACAGATAGCCAATTCCATACCGTAGGCAGAGCCGGTTAACATCATTAATGCTATTACATATCTCATCTCTTATTCTCCGAATTATTAGATTTCTCATACGTTCTCATTGCGCCCAACCCTAGCATACCCAGTAGGACTTGCATGGTAAGGGTCGTATCAATCGCGGGGAACCAGCCGGTATAGTGGAACCAGACTTGTGCGATAAACCTCGCCACAGGCTCTATAACCGCTACATAAGCCAATCCAGCACCACATACCCATCCGACAAATGGCCTCCAGCCGGCAACCCACCAGTTGGTAGATTTTGCCTCCTCAACATTGGTCTGGATTTGCAGCTTGGAAAGGTCGGTTTCCATAGCTAGACGCTGCAAATCACCTGACTCCTGCATCTTGAGAAGTTCTAATTGGGCGGCAGCCTTGGAAGCCGGATCGGGGAAGAACCGATCTATAAGCGATTTACCAATATCAAATAATCCAGATAGCAACAGCGGGTTCATGCTGGCAATCCTCCGCAAGCAATAAATACTTGTTTCAGAGAATTCATATCATTCTCATGCTGGTTATATCCAGCACCAGGCAATGATGCCCAAATGTGGGCGCAGAGTGTAACCGCATGTTCAAAGTTACCAGCCTCTATGTCCGGCAATGCTTTGCACTCTTTAATCTGTTGTATGGCTATTGCATCCTGAGAGGCAGGAGAGAAGTCTTTTAGCCCTAGACTTGTCTTATAAGCGTCGTAGTAACGCTTGAGCAATTGGTATCTGCCGGCAGCAGTAGAATATAGAGTTTTATTTATATGAACCAACTTGCGAGGATGGTCATCGTAACTATCAAAAAGAATTCCACCAACGATTACATTGTACCCATCTTTATCACCGTATTTAACGGTTCCTTCTGAATGAGCAATCATATCCAGAAAGGCTTGGAGATTATTACTTATCTGCTTTTCCATCTAATTTATCAAATATTTTATTAAGCATTTCATGGATACTTTTTATATCATCTTTGTAATCTTCTTTTGCCACATATTTATCAGGCATCTCTTGCAAACGATCTTCTATCTTGGCAATAGATTTTGTAAGTGAATTGATAGTCCAACCACCAAAGAATCCTGCTAAACCCATCAAGGCATTAATTAGTGATTGGGAATCCATTTACAGACCTTCACCTGGAGTTGCATAGACAATGCCAGTTCCAGAGGCAGCAATAGCAGATAGATACAGCGTAGCCGTGTTACTTGACTGTGCCGGCGTTGTCAAAATAATTGTCGCATTGTTGTGCAAGACAACTCCATAGCTTGGCGTTCCTGCCACCGGAATAACAACATCTCCTGTGCTGGAATTGCTCAACCTAATAAAAATTTCTCCCGCCGTTCCATTATGAACACGAACCTGATTAGAAGGGCTATCAGAAAGAATTGCTACCGTGTTTGCAGAGGTAGCTACATTTATTCTGGTAGTCTTTCCATTAACTTGAAACGCAATATTATTAGCCATGATTAATACACCTTGCGGCCAGGCTTATCCGTTCCGCTAATCTTCGTTGAATCACCATTTCCGCGAGCAGATGGATTGCCTTTTTCAAAGCAGAATACGCTACGGAACCCACCCTTGGGCATAGTTCCTGGAGTCCAATATGGATCACCACCCTGAGTATTATCTGAAGGATTCTGCGGCCTGATAGGTTTAGCCCACTTCTGAGAATAGTTAGGCAGGTCTGCACCCGGAACCTTGCTCTTCATTTCATATTCTTTAGGAGATTTCATTTTTAATTCCTTCCTTTGTCCTGACTACCAAATAAGCAAAACAAGCAAAAAAAGCACTCATCCCCAATCGTTCAACAGTAGGTGCGCTCATCGTCCAACACGCCAAAGCAAAGGACATGGTAAGACCTAATATAGTTAACATCCTGTCAGATATAACTTCCAAAGCCAAACGAACAAACTTTACCAATGTAACTGAATCCATTTTCTATCCCCTATCATTAATGAATACATAGTTTAATCGTTACTGTCACTTTCCCCAAGCAGACCGCTGCCCCATTCCTCGTCGCTGATCTTCTGCTTGATCTTCTCGACGTTTATAACCCTGTCTATAACCTTGCACTTGTCAGTCAAAGTAGCCATAGGATCGGACATAACCTCCTCCAGCAGCTTGCTAAGACTGTCCTCAAGGGCAGAATTAATACCTTTGCTCTTTTTAGCCACGAGTAGGTTTACGACCTTTTCCACGCGTCGGATACCGCATGGTAGGTATCTTGGCCTTAATTTCCTTGCGTCCTAGCGCCTTCTGAGCATCCCTGCTGCCAGCCATTTCACTCCTGGCTGCACGTTGTTCTTCAGTTTCATCTGCCATGATATTTCCTTATTAATTAGAAAATCTAGGTGATACGGAATTAATGCTGCCTTTCTGGTTTATAACGTCGCTGCTAGACTTTTTTGGAGGACTAACCAATCCCTCTATAGACCTTTCAGCGAGAGGGGCCAAATATCCAGATATTGAATTTCTAAAAAGTCTTTGCATTAATTTCATTTTTTGAACATCTGGCATAGAAGAATTTTTTATCAATTCTAGTTTAGATTGAATTTCATCCAATCGTGCATTAGACATTAAATTGGCACTTTTTAACGCAGGACGAACATTATCTCTAAAAAATTCAGGAGCAGTAACAAGACCAGTTTCAGCCCTAGATGCCATCACTTGCTGAACAGCGTCGGCAATAGCTTTTTTTCCTTCAGGACTTTTGGCAAGAATTGGAGCCACTTCATCCCATTGTTTTTTACTTCCAGATAAAAATAATTCTTTAACTCTCTGAGCAGGAAATTTATCACCAAGTATCACATTAACCCGCTTTGATGCTTCTTCTGTTATTTTTCCAGCTTCCGTTTCTGCTAATCCAGAAACATTTGCTCCTTCACGCAATACTCTTGGTTCTCTGGCCCCCAATATCTTACTTGCCTTGCCAGTTTTTCCTGCCGTAGTTTCAGCTTTTTCCATTAATTTAAGATAAGCATTAACCTTACCGTCAACCTCTGGCAATGCTTTTAACCAATCAGAATTGCTGTCAATCCATTTTTTTATTCCAGATGCGTCTTTATTTCTAAGTTCTCTAGCGGCATGATCTGAGGCAGACTGAAGAACAAGACCTCTGTCATTTCCGGTTAATTCAATCAAGTCAGCTACACCTTGCTTGGTCTTGAAAAAATCATTTGTTATTGCAGAAGCATCAGTTTTATAACGGGTAGGATCAAACCTATCCAATGCTGTAGTTTTTTGACCGGCCTTAGATTTATATTTATCTAACAACCTAGAAGCCATTTCGTAGTCTCTTTGCAATACGTCATGCGCCTCGCCAGCAAACTTTGATTGAATTTCGCTAATTTTTCCATAATATTTTTTTGCAATATCTACACCTATAGCAGAATATCCTTCTACTTCTTTTCCATACGCTGCATCACCTAACCTTCTCCTTACATCGTCAAGAGCATGAAATGCAGTTGGAAATGTTTTGTAAACAGGATTTCCATCGGAATTAACTCCTATTGCAACTTTCCTTGATGAAACGGCATCATAAATATTTTGATATGCCTGTAATACGCCTTTTTCAGTAACTGGAGCAGTTGTTTGTTGTTGCGCGGCTTGGCCTATTAAAAGTTTATCTCTTAAATCAGACAACAAAGATTTGTATTCGGGCAATTCTTTAACAAGCGTTCCCGAAGATTCTTTAACCGCAACGGCATCATCTCTTATTTTTTCTTGAGCCTTATATTTGGCAGACCTTTGTTCCACTCCAGTAGAAAACAAATCATAGATTTTATCTCTAAGTGTTTTTCCAATATCGCTAGACTCGCGCTCATTTCCTATATTTGATCGTTTAGATTCAGCTTCTGTTATAACTTTTTTTCCAGATTCTTCAATCTTAGGTATAGCACCACGCATTTTTTCTGCGCGTCTTTCTGTTTCCGTTAATTCAGCTTTACCCTGCTGCCTAATTGCTGCGGCGCGTTTTTCTGCATCAGATACTATATCTTTGGCTCCAGTAGCCATAATGTCATACATTGTTTTTTGAGAAGAATCAGAAGAAGGGCCGCCCCTTAAATCTTCTATTAGTTTTCTAATATATTCTTTTTGACTTGGAGATATTTGTTTATCATTAATATTAAGGTCAGCCATAACTGACCTAACCGCGCCCTCGGTAGAAAGACCTAATAATTTTCTAGCGCCATATTGAACTAATTTTCCCGCACTTTTAACAAATTCAGGCCCAATAACTCCGCCAGCAAATCTAGCCATTTCTGCCTTGGCGGGCGATGCTCCAGATAACTCTGCAACCTGACCTGAAGTTTCTCCAATAAATCCACCAAGAGCGCCAAGACCTGTACTGGCGGGTCGAGCAAGCCTTGCTGCGGTTCCAGCGCCCAAAAGCCAAGGTGCGGCAGGGGCGGTTAATGGAAATGCGCCAGCAGCAAGTCCAAGGCCAGTCATTATTTCGGGAGACCAAAAACCGGCAACTGCGCCCACTCCTGTTTCTTTTGCTACTTCTTTTGCCCTTGAACTTAATTTAGGTTTTTCTTCTTGTGTATCGCCGGGAGCAGGAATATAAGATTCTTTCCTGTCAACAGGCTCACCAGAAAACCTTGGAGATGTTTTTTGTTCTACAAGTTCACCATCAAAGCGAGGCATCATTATCTTCTCTTCCTGTAGATTTTTTTATCCTTCTCTTCCTGTATATTTTTTTATCATCAGGGTCTTTATATAAAGAGCCGGGGGCGATTGCATCAAAATCTTGTTTAGTTTTTGGTTCTGAAACAGGCCCACCCCTTACCAATGGCTCCTCTTCTTTACCAGGCCCATAAACTCTTGCATAGACTTCTTCTGGAGAAGCGTATTTATTTAAATCTTCAAGAAGTTTTGTCCTAGATTTTTTCTGATCTTCGCTGTATGCGGGGGCAACTTCTAATGCTGCTTTTAACTTTGCAGCAACGTCAGCAAATTTATACGCTGATGTTCCAATAGTGTCATTAGGCCCAACAGCCAAATATGTTTCCATCTTGGTCTGAGTTGTAACGTCAGGCTTATAACCACCACCAAGAACCATTGCCATTTCATAGGCCATACCAGACGCAGCCGTGTTATACATTTTTTCTTGGTCTGTGGTGAAATATTGCCCTATAGCTTTTTGAGCCTCAGATGGAATTGTTCCTTTTCCTACAACATTTCCCAATATGCCGCCACCACCAGAAATTCCTATACTTTCTATTAATTGCAAACTTCTTAAAATTTCATTGCTAGAACGAAATACGTTATTAGCATAACGCTCATTAGTCGCAGAAGTTGGCCTTCCAACTTGCTTAAGACTGGCAATGTTTGCTTTGGCAGTTAATGATTCTTTATGCCGCCTTTCTCTGGCTGCCATATCTTCACGATGCCTACGATCTTTTGCATCTTCTATTGCTTTTTTAGAAGCAATATCTTGTTCATGCTTTAGCTTGGCTTCATCTGTTTTGCGAGCAGACTCCAGCAGCTTCATAGCGCCATCGTAATTGCCTTTGTATAGCATCGCACCTAGAACGCTCTCGGTTCCAGCCTTGTATCGTGCGGTTTCTATCAATGCAATTGCGTCTTTACGCTTGGTAGGCCACAGTCTCATAGCCCTGTCCAAGTCGCTTTGTATGTCTTTTCGGATATTGCTTATACGAGCAGATTCTTTTTCAAAATTCTTAGATTCACGCTCATAAAGGTCTTTACGCCCTTCTTTCCAACCTTTAAGCATACCTGTCATGGATGCTACGGCAATCTTGGCAGAAGATTTGCCACCAGCGCCGATCAGAAGCCCCATAGTCATAATGGAACTGGCTAGTTGGGCATAAGTTCCCAAATCCTCTTGGCTAGGAGTGAAGGTAGGCAAGGCGTATTTATCCCGCTTTGCAATACCTTGTTCCATTTCTTTTTGCTGCAATATTGTTTGACGCTGGCTTTCTTCTGCGCCGTCTTGCTTTACGCCAACTTCTCTATCAGATTTTGCACGCTCAAGATTAACGCCGGCTTGTATCTGTTGCGGCAATAGTTCTGCCATAGCACTTTGATATTTGGGCGCACGTTCTTTGAGTGGCAATGCCTGAATAGGGTCTATAACATCCCTAGTCATTTTCTGGAATTGTTCGGTAGGTTCAAGAGCCGCTTCAGCCATGACTAACCCCTGGGAACATTAGGTTGACCACCAAGAAACGCCCCTGCTGCGCTAGTAAATCCACCCATCATTGATGCCATTTCTTTGTCCTGCGTCAAACCTAACCGTATAGCATTGGCAGCATAACTATCGCCAATTTGGGCTATTTTCAATCCATAATTATATTGGGTATCTAACAGTTGCTGCTTAAATCCAGCCAATTGAGTTGCCGCCTGAGCCGCCCCAACACCACCGCGCTTCTCTACGCCTTGGGCTAATTGCGCCCTAGCTGCCTGAACCTGTTGCTGGCCGGCAGGAGTCAATTCGCCCCGCAATGCCGCTGCTTGCAGTTCTTGACCTTTTTGCTGATACGGAGCGCCTATTGCCGCCATCTCGCCCTTGGCCGCTTGCGCCTGTTTAGCAGCCTTACGACCAGCATAAGCCCCCGCAAGCCCTGTGCCGAGTCCTAGAGCGCCTTTTAAGAGCATATCCTTGGTCTTGTCAGACATTCCTTCTGCTGGCTTTTCTGGAACTGGGGATGTTGTTTGCAATCCAGCCGTAGGACTATAGTCAGGAAATGCGGGGCCATTAGGTGAACCCTCAAATCCAACTTCTCTTCCAGCCCCTTGACCATAAGCATATAAACTTTCTGGCCCTGTCATACCCTGTGCTTGAGGATCAGCAGGAACACCACCTTGATCTGGAGCCTGTGCAAAATCAGCAACATCGGCAACAGGTTGAGCAGCAGATTCAGGAGGAGCAGGGGCTACTTCTTCCGGTGTAGAATCATAAAATCCAGCGCCATCATCCTCAAACTCAGGCAATCCAGTATCAGGATTAATGGTTCCAGACCCCCCATCTCTCTTGAGTCTACGGGCTTCGTTAGGGGTGATATGGGCTAGGATAGTATCCTTACCTCTACCCTTTTTCTGTAGCAATTGAGCCAATGCCGGCAACGTCATGTCTGCCATCATGTCGGTTCTAAGAAGTCTTGCTATCTGTTTAGCCATTAATCACCCATTTCGTCTTTGGTTCTAAGGGATTCAATATTCCATACAGGACGGTTAGATTTGCCTTTCCTGCCAAACAGAGGATCTCCAACATCGCCAGTTCGCAATGCTTGTGCAAGCGCCTGTGAACCTGCTGGAGCCTGACCGCCAGTAGACGCAGGAGCAGCGGCAGGAGCGCGGGTAGCAGGAGTTTCTGCACCACTGGCACCAATCCCACTCAACATAATTGTGTCTTTTTTCTTGGCGGCAGGAGCAGCTTTAGAAGAAGGTTCATCAGATGTTATTCCAGTTAAGTCCATTATCTGAGAATCTCTCTGGCTCGTAATAGGTTCAGGAGACTCATCAAGAATTCGACTATCTGAAGTCACCACTTCTTCTAGTCTTGGAGCAAAAGGAAGATTAGATGTATCCGCAGAAGATATTGCTGAGTCATCCGGCAATGCGGTTACTTGCTGAGATGATATAGGTGTGCTAGATTGTTCATATGGCGTAACAACAACATCTGCACCAGATGTTGGTTCTGCATTTATTTTTTCTGCTTCAGCTTGAATTAGAGGGGCAGCCTTGTCTTTGTCCTCTTGCAATATAAATCCAGACAATGCGCCAGTTAACGCTTGTTCCTGAGTTTGACCAGCAGCAAGAGCCTTTGCATATTCTCCAGCAGCCCTGGCTATAGCATTTGAATCTGTGGCTAATTGAGTCTCAGAAGAAACAACGCCACCTACAGCGCCGGCAAGCAATGCTTGACCAATGTCACCGCCAGTAGCAGCAGCTTTTGTAGCCGCTGATACAGAATTGGCTAATGCCGCCCTAACCGTAGGATCAGTTATTTCTTCCAATCCTTTTACAAATCCACTTAGTTCACTTGCGGCTAGACTACCTATCGCGCTTTTAAGAACATCCTCAACGCTACCACCTCTAGCTATTGTTACGGAAGCGGCTATTGCCATTTGTTGCGGAAGAGATAATCCGCTTGTAATAATAGCTAAACCAATTTGAGCCAATGGACTACTCAAAATATCTAGTCCTAAATCGGCAAAACCTCCAAACATTCCGCCAGTTCCCTTGTGCTCTGCGGGCAAACTAGCCGCATAAGCAGAAACTGGCAATGATTCTACGGTTGTATATTGGTTTGCATAATTTTTCCCAAATTTTGAATTAAAAGTATCCAATACACCTTTGTATATATCTACGATGCCCTGACCGGCCCTTCTAGCATCTACATCATAAGTCCACGGCCTATCCATCTCCCCTGTTGCAGAATCTCCAGTAACATATCCAACAGAAAGCGCCCAATTTAAAACATCCGTCATTGACGGAGGCTTATTAGGATCATTTAACAATTCATATGGATTTGGTGAGGCCATTATTTATAATCCCAAAGATGCTGCAATTTGTTCATGGATATACAGATGCGAAGCAATCCAATCATAGAATTCATCTTCGCTATTAAAATCTACGTCCAGAAGATTGAACGGATTATTGAGGCTTAACAGGTTTGCAAAGTATTGATGCTCGACTTGATGAACCTGTAGCCAATCATCTAGGTTGTCAGGATTAGCGTCCATCAAGGGATATATAGGAACAGATATACCCTGATCCATAAATGTTTCTTGGAACAACTTATGTTGCAATCCATTCTCAAATAGGAACCCGCTTAGAGATTCTACATCTCCAAACTTTACCGCTGAGAGTTGAGCCATGTCCATAATTAGACCGCGTAATACGGAACCTTAACTACCGTTCCATTCAGCTTAACTTGAATGTATCCGGCAGGAACTAATGGCAAACTAGAAGTAGCAAATGTAGCATTGGCTGTAGTAGTAGATGTTAAATTAGCCGCTTGGACATTTATTGTCCCGCTAGGAATGGTCACATTGGTAAGGGTAAGATTTCCAACTGAAGTAGTTGTTCCACCCAACGTCAATGTTGTATTGCCAAGGGTAATATTGCTACCAGTTACTTGACCGGCAGGAAGGCTAATTGCTACGTTTGAAGCAGCAGTTGCCCTGCCTTGTGCGTCAATAGTAATTTGAGATACTGAATTGGCATTGCCATATACGCCGGCAGTAACGGCGGTATTCGCAAGGCTTATAGTTCCATTTGAAGTTATTGGGCCACCAGACAATCCTGTTCCGGTTGCAACATTCGTTACCGTTCCAGAACCGCCGGCAGAAATAACTACATTAGCGGCACTGGTTATGCGTCCTTGAGCATCAACTGTAATTTGGGAAACAATTGTTGCATTGCCATAACTTCCAGCCGTTACTGCTGTGTTTGCTAAACTTATAGTTCCGGTAGACGTAATAGGGCCACCGGTAAGTCCAGTTCCGGTAGCTACGTTAGTTACCGTTCCGCTACCATTCCCGCTACTTCCTCCGGCAACTTTAAGCATGATTACAATCCATCGCCTGGAGTGATGTATATGACTGCACTACCGCTTGAAGTAATTCCAGTGAAATAGGCATTAGGAACAAATGTCAGTATTTCATCCGTATTAGAAAGCAACGGAAATGCAGGGCCAGTAGTAGTGATCACGGCAGCAGCCGTATTAGCCAATGCAGCAGTAGTTCCATACCCCAAGAATACGGTAACAGTTCCAGTATTAATTACCCGATACTGATTGCCGCCAAGAGTGCTAGATGCCACAAGGACAGCAGTAGGGGCAGAAGTATTTGCTGTAAAAGTTACAGTATTGCCGGTTGCTGTAAACGCATTAATTCCCATGTTAAAGTCCTAACGCTTTTTTAAGCGCGGCAAGATCAGCAGGGCTTGCAAGAATTTGCTCTATAAGAGTAGGAACAGGAGGAAATATAATTGCCTCTGCTGGCGGCGTCGTATCTATAAACGCGCCATCCTCATACAGCCATCCGGGGCTTACCCGGTCTGCTTGAACAGCGGTATATCCGTAGTCAAAACCCGGAGGGGGAGTGGTAGGTTGAGCTTCATACTCGATGATGTTTTCAACCAATCCGTTTTTAATAATCGCGTAAGTTTTCATACATAAGACTCCGTAACAATAACAATTCCTGCCGCGCCAGCGCCGCCAGCATAAGTTCCGGCTGTTCCGCCCGCGCCACCTGCGCCTACGGCGTAAGAGTACGTCGCAGCCGGAGATGCGATTAACTTTCTTACATACCCACCCGCCCCGCCGCCTGTTCCGTTTGCAGTGCCAGAATCTCCACCGCCACCAGCACCACCAGCGCCAGAATTTGTAGCGCCCGCAGATCCAATTGCCGCCGCCCGACCTTGACCGCCACCACCAAAAACACCATTGCCACCCGGCCCGCCCTGCAAATATAGGTTTGGCACGCCATTATTAAATCCCATTGGCTGGCCTCCACCGCCGGGAATATTTACATCTCCACCAGAAGCCGCGCCGCCTACGCCGGGAGTGCCAGAGGCAGGAGCGCCGCCAGCGCCACCGCTGCCCGTAAGTGTACTAAACGTCGTATTACCACCAGTTGCGCCAGCATTGGTTTGTTGTGCACCACCTCCCCCGCCCGCGCCTATTAACTCTATTTGTATAGCCTTACACCCCGTAGGTGTCGTATAGGTGCCAGAGCCAGAAGTAAAAACTTGAACAGTATGAGCAATTGATGTAAGACCAGTTCCACCATTAGCAACTGGCAATGTTCCAGTAACAGTAGATACATTTGTTGAAATATTACTTGTTCCACTGGAAATCGTTACATTAGTAAGCGTCAAATTGGAAATAGTAGAATAAGTATTTCCCAACACAACAGCAGTATTGCCAAGAGTAATTGCTGTGGCAAAGTTTGTATCTAGTTGAGACAGCGGTATAGCAGCAGTTACACTACCAAAAATGTTTGGAACGGCCATATTAGAACCTCGCTCTTAATTCATGCTCAAATTGAAATCCGTGAATAACAATACCAGGAATGGTTGCAGTAACCGTTTGACCTAAGTATTTACCCCATTGCTCTGCATCAGTTTTATATAAGTTATATCCACCATTAGTCCATCCAATGGTGGCTGATGAATTATTAATCCAAGTTATGATATTCCCCGCATAGTTAGTCCAATTAGCCAGAGAAGTAAGGACATATGCAGGACTGCTTCCAACCTCGCTATCAACAGTTACATTCAATGATCCGGCAGTATTTAATGTTGCCTCTATACCAATCTTTAATGCTTGCTTATCCCTTATAGGATCAGCCATAGGCATTAATGCTGTTGAAACAGTGCTGCTCACACTTGCGTTACCGCCGCCATACAGCTTATACAATGCCTTTGAATCTACGCCATAAATGTTAATAATGCCCTGAAACGGAGTAGAAGTAATGTATTGGAGAGTATCGCCTTGGCTGGTAAAGAACCATTTTTTCTCAAAGAATACCGCCTGAACATATCTGGATGAGCCGTTATAACTTTGTCTAAAATTAAATGCGGCACATAGAATGTTATTTAGAAGGACTTGACCGGAGGTAATCGGGTAGGCGAAGTCGATATACGGAAATACGCCATCCAGAGGATCGGATAGTTTGCTGGTTGTTGAGCCGACAAGAGCATAGATTCCATAGTCGTTTATAAACAATACAGAACGAAAATAAGGAAATATACCCTGTGGCCTTTTGCTACCAACGGAGGCAGACACGTTGGTATTGGTAAATAATGAATTACCAGTTGTATCAACCCTTACATCTGAGAATACGTTGATACTGTCATCACCAAAGATATACAAGAAATTGTTGGCAGATATGATCTGCTGGATGTTGCCATGCAATGTAGCGTCTGTCAGTGTTATAGTTCCTGCCGACACGCTAGTAAAATCATTGTATGAACTAGCGGCGCTATAGGCCACAGTACGCCCATAAGATACCCATACTCGTCCAGAAAACGAGGATATACCTGAGTTATTTGCGCTATTTATAATCCCTGTAGCAGTAGCGTTTGAACCCCCGCCACCCGTAATAGTTACCGTCAAATTGGCGCTATTCGTATAACCGGAGCCTGGATTGGTCATTATTATTGTATTGACCTGATTTCCAGAAACAATAGCCGCACCAGTTGCTCCGCTGCCTCCTCCACCAGATATTGTTATTATTGTATTAGAGGCATTGGTATAACCTGAGCCGGGGTTAGTAATCAGGCAAGATACTGTTCCAGTTGCAAAGGTAATCAGACCTCCTACCAAGTTTGCATTAGCGCCACCGCCACCAGATACGGTTACAGTTGGCGCTGAGTTATATCCAGTTCCGGCTTCAGTAATAGTTATTGAATTTATTGCGCCACCGGATACCGTAACCTCAGCTTGTGCCTGAACTCCATTTGCATCGTTAGGCGCACTTATCACAACGGTTGGAGCAGACGTATATCCTGTCCCAACATTTACTGCACCTATCGGCCCTACAGCGCCAACAAATACTGTGCTGTTTCCATTCCAAGTAAAGTAGCCCTTGGACGGATCAGCAATTAAAAGACGTTCATCTTTCCATTGACTTGTTTGTACGCCAGAATTTGAGAATGTTCCGGTAATGGCAACATTGCCTTGTGTAGAACTTGTCAGGTTAAAAAATTCTGCTCGACCATTATCTTCAAACGCAATGACATAATCAGAATTGTTTATATTTGCGTTAGTCAAATAAACTACGGTATTGGCAAAAGTAACGGCAGCATTTCCAGAATCAAGAACAGCGCCCCTGGAAGGCGTTATCTTCAAATTGCCAGAACCTACTGGCTGAGCGTTCTCAAGCCAAGCAAATTCATCTTCACCAATAGAAGTCCTATTGGCTTTTGTATTAACGCCCTTGAACTGCTTGATAACCTGATATGATTTTTTTTGCTCTGCTGCGGCCATATCAGTATTGAGAACTATATGGTGTAGGGAGCCTTCTGGTATATGTAGTAGCCAATACCGATTGGGCTTGCCTTACATATTCTTGCTTAAATATCTCGGATTCACCATAAGACTGTTCTTTAAACTTGGCCTTATAGCAAGCGTAAAAAGCTACCGGAGAAGTCCACGGTTCAGGTATTTCATCTATATCTGTACTTGTAACCAGCGGGGTAGGCATAATAACCGTATCAAGTTCCATTACGTAAACTTGATCTGGATATGGCCCAAGGTAGAAGCTAGTAGGCCCATACATGGAAAATGCTACAGGTCTGCCGCTATAGTTTTGCCAGTAACGTAATTGCGCGTTGAAATCAGACCAAGCTAAATATCTAAGAGGAATCCTGCTATTTCCCCAAATAATATTGATATTCAGAATGTCCATCGTATACGCAGCATTGGGCAGCGCACTAAATTGATAGACTTCTTGGTTTGTTACCGTAGCGGAAGTTTGATACGTGCGGAGACAGCCAGTATCACGCACCAACCTCTGTCGAGCGTTATTGATGTAATCCGTTAATTCGCCATCAGTATAGAAGTTTGCATTTGCATCATGCAGAAGCCTTCTACATTCTGTGATGTAACCGCCGAGAGTTTGTGACATTTATATCCCATGTTAATTGATAGATAAAACTTTCCCCTCGCCTTTTTTTGAAGGCAAGGGTACTCGCTCTACCATCGGGGATAGAAGATGGTTCTTTTTTGGCTGATCTTGGCTTATCTCAAACTTCTCCAGAATTTTAAGTCCTTCTGGTATGTCGTTAGTAGTTTTGATAAATCCAAGACTTGCCATGTATGATTCTTTGTTACTCACTCCATACCCAAATATGTGACGAGCGCAATCTTCAGAAACACAAACAGTTTCATTAGACGGAAATTTCAACTCTTTAAACTCGTACTGAGTTATCAGAGTTTTATCCGTTTTGTTCGTCACATATAATTCAGGCATTAAAGTGCTACCACATCGCCAAATACAGTTATATCGCAAGTGCCATTTGTAACAGCAGTCGTAACCTTCACGAACAATGCTGGAGCAGAATACACAGTAGTTGCTGCACCTGAAGCAAGCGTCATATCTTGAAATGTAATATTGCTTGTTACATTAGACAAAACCACGTTACCAGTTACCGCATTAGCAACATTACCATCCGAGGATGTAATAATAATTACGTTTGCGGTATTGATAGTCGCATTTGCGTTAGCAACAGTTATTTGGCGAATGATGTATTGAGTGCCACCCAAAATTGGAATGGTAGCAATTGCATTACCCGTAGCATTAACTGATACGCCAACAGCCTCGCCAAGGGCATACCGACTAAACTTATCAGGGTAATTTGCTCCTACATGATTCGCAATCATACGGGTTCCTTATACGTTAAACGTACCAGTAGCCGATTGACCACCATTAACGGTCAACAAGGTAACTGTAGTATTCGTACTGGCAACCGCAAATACGTTAACACCGTCAGAGATTACAACCCCACCGGTATTGTTGGCTACCAGAGTAGAAGTGCTAGTTCCATTATTTGCAGTTACAGTTACGTTTGCTGTCGGATACATAAGGTACACGCCGGCAGGAATTACGGTTCCTGGAGTCGTAACGGCAGCAAGAGTAGAAGTCTGCAAATAAGCAGAAGCAGTATTAGTTACCGCACCAGAAATAACAATTTTATTAAGGGCAAGAGCCATGACTATTTCTCCTTAGATAGAAAGTGAGTTATAGCCGGTCACGACGGTCATGGACTTCGGCTTGGTGTTTACCAGTTCGGCAATCATCAAAACCGCGCCTACATAACCAATCTGCCAGTTCGGGAGGGTAGATTCAAATCCCGTAAACACAAACGAACCCTGGTCGTGAATATACAGCGACAGGTAGTTAGTATTCAGAAGATACAGAGTTCCTTCGGGGCAGTACGGATCGGGGTAAATCGGAACACCAGCAACCATCAGAGCGCGGAAGGCTGCTTGAGGGCCATTGCCATCTGCATCAAATCCCGAACCAGGAGTGATTACATATTGCTCTTGACCAACATAATCTTGCGCCAACAGCGTCCAAGTGCCAAATCCGCAAACGCCGAATGACGGAACTTCTGCGCCATTCTTAACCGTTCCGCTGATGTATTGCAGGACGTTTTGCCGAGTCGGATTAACCGAGCCAGCAGCGTAGGCTTTTGATTGCCACCAAGAGTAAGTAGTACGGCTTATATTGCCATACGTTCCAGACGATGAAACCGCAGCCGGCAGACCAATAAACTGTTGTGTATTACTCGTATTGGTATACAGGGCGGTAGCCATTGCGTCCATCATTACGTTGGTCGCATCGTTCATCCGCGCTTCAATCAGCGGGATAATCGCATGATCCTGCTGAACTGCGCCTTCCATTCCAAGGAACGGAACAGGAGCAATCATCAGTTTCAGGTTAAATTCCGCATTGAACGCACCCTGCTGAACGGCGGGCTGAGCGAACGAGCCGCTGTAATCCGACCATTGAGCATTGACGAACTGCGAACCCTGAACGGGTACAGTTACCGAGGAAACACCGCCAGAGGCTTGCTGACTGTTAGCAATCAGTGCCGCCATCAAAGGTGTCGAATTGTAAAGTTGAACAACCAGCTTCGGGATAAACGCACGCCGCGTGACGTAAGTTAACTCGTTGTATTGAGTACTACCGGTTGCTGGAAGAATACCGCCGCCTATAGGCATGGTCTATCTCCGTATTAAAAAATATCCCCTAGTACTAATTAACCAAATGGTCGCGGGTTTTTCCGCAATTCATTAAGTGCTTTTGCTGCCTCATCCCTAGCGCCCATAACCGGATTCTTCCAATATTTCGACAAGTCAAACTTGTTAATAACATTGGGGTTATAGCCACTCGGAGTCGGCACAGCAGACTGCTTCATCCATTGCCAGTATTCTGCTGCTGATTCATGGTTTGTAATGCCTTTTTCAAGCATGACTTTTTCCACTTCTTCAATATCTTCTTCTTTGTCTACCAAGCCTTTTTTCATTAGCTTGGTGCGTCTGCGGCCAAGTTCTTCAACCGCTTCTTTTTCCCGCAGACGATTTTCCAACTGCTGAACCCGCTGTTCCGATTTGTTGTATGAGGCTTGCGTAGAATCCTCGATCTCCAACTCAGGAATAGGCATATCCGGCCTACTGCGCTTAGTCAGTCGCAGGAAGTCTTTACGGGTAGCCGGGTTCTCAGACAATTGACGAGCCAGCAATGCCAACTCATCTCGCGCTTCCATGCTCAAATCTTCTAGGCTCATAACTATCCCCTTTTACCTTAGATGACTTTTTTAGCAGTCAAAGTTTTCTCAAGTGCCATTTGGCTCTTGCTGAGTTTGCCAGCAGAATTGAGTCCACCAAATTGAGAGAAACGCGGAGTGTTATAGATTTGCCCATTTTGCTGATTATTATCAGTCGGGCGGCGGGGGGCTGCTGCGCCTTTCGGCTTAAACAAGTCCATGATTATTCCTTACATTGGGGGTTGAGGAGGCATACCTGGGGGCATACCGCCAGGAGGAGGAGGCATACCGCCGCCGCCCGGTGGTGGAGTCATACCAGGAATAGCCGGTGCTGCTGCCATTGCTTTACCTTCAGGCGTTGCACCACCCGCTTGAGGCAAGTTTTGAAGCATCTGCATGATTTCTGCGTTTTGCAATTCCTTGGTCTTTTCTTTGCGCCCACCAAGGATGCTAGACATTTGACGAAGGACTGAAAGCGCTTTTTGACCTTCTGGAGATTCGCTACCCAATGCCGGCAATGCTTGCTCAATCAAATCCATTGCCATTGAAATATTAATCTTTGCCGCTTCTACGTTACCCATCTTTGCTTCGGGAGTAGACATTGGAGCGCCCATCGGAGGAGCCTCGCCAGTAGAAGGCACACCCATCTCAGGGGATTGCATATCCGGTGACTTAGTAGCGCCAGGGCCGCCAGCCTTACCGCGCTGGTTCTTTATCATGTCCATTAATTCGTTAGAAGGTACGCTCATAATTTATTTCCTAATTATTCGCAGTATTAGTAAATACTTACTTACTTGTCAAGTTATAAATGTTACGGGGGGTATTTTTTAAGGTACCGCCCCCTTACGCGGCACTAATCCTTACGGATTACTTGCGGCCTTTACGACCTTTGCGAGCTTTGCGAGCCATGATGTTTCCTTTCAGCAAGCGGCCAGTTATAAAAGGGAAACCAGCCATACCCTAGTTCTCTTTCGAGAAACTATTACCGACGCGTTTTACGACCGCGCTTATTTGTTTTGTACATATCAATCTCCTTGTCAATATCCCCTAGATGCTCGTTTATCCGGCCTTGCAGCTGGCTTAGCCATGCTTTTAATACCCTGAACCCTGTATTCCAACTTAGGTTGACCTTTATCTAGGCTCTGAGTAGCAACGCGGGGCTGATCTGCTTTAGGTTGAACTGGTATTGGCATTACTCGCCTCCAACCGCTTTTAGTTCTGGTTTCCCGCCCTTGGGAGGTGGAAGAGGGCTATTAGCCGCCTTTTTCTCCATCCGTTTGAGCCTATCCTTCAATTCCTGCTTCATTGGTGGCTCCAGCAGGTCTAGCAAGGATTCCTTGTCGATAGCCTGTGCCTTGAACAGATTGAACGCCAATGCTCTCAAATCTTCGGTAAAGATAGGACTATTGGAGTGAGCATCCACTTTCACCACAAAGTCCTTGGTGAACTGTTCTGATATGAACACGCTGTTATCGGTGTCTTTAAAATGAGTGTTGTCGTAGGCTTGCATTAGCTTGAGATAGAGTGTTGCTATCTTCTCAAGCGAATCTTCTACAATTAATGCCCGTTTCTTGGCTCGGCTAGAACCCAATCTGGCAAGCTGGCTGGCATGGCCGGCTGAACGAACACCCGATTCACCTTTGCCTTGCAGCACGTTACCAATCCCCGATGCTTCCTCAAACATCCGGTCTATCTCACGGATGGTTTCGTATAAATCATTAGGCATTTGCGGGGCGAGGCGCTCTGCCTTGGCATTAGGCATATCGCTCGACAGAAGGCCACCGGCACGATTAAGTGCAAAGTTCTTTTCATCCAAGATGCCGCTAAAGCCGGTAAGGGCAGTAGGCGGGTTTACTTGCTTGGTCAACAAGTCTTGAATCTCGTCCATCCGCTTATTCCGCATACCTTGGAGGAATATCAGGCGTGAAACCTCTGATTGCCCCCAATAGTAGTCGTATAGCGGGCTAGGACAGACTTGAACGAAAGGTATCTCACCTTTCAGGAATACGGATTCACCCGCCCGGTCATAGATGATTATGTCTGGATCGGCAGTAGTTACAACCTGATAATCATCAGTTTCATCATTCCAAAGCCACAGTTCCCGCATCTCTACGGTATCTTCCGAAACCCTCGCCTTGTAGCGATTCATTCCATACAGGTCTAGGTTGACGTTGCCGTAAATGCCACCAGGATCGGCATTGTCTACTTGAGACATTAGAATTCTGTTCACGCCTTCAGGAACATCGCTCTGAGGCGCGTGGTAGGAGGCGGTAAGGCGTTTCATTATTGCATCGCGTTTAGGATGCGAATAAAGCCTAGCCATCAAATCCGAGCGCGTGATGTAGTAGGTATGAACCAGCGCCTCTTGACGATCCGTGTATGGAACATCCTCGCGCAGCACACCAATTGCAGACGGTTCCACTAGATACGGATGGATGCCGTTATTGTAAATGAGTTTGATAAATGTGCTGTTGTAGGCAAGTGACCAAGTAAGCGCGGTGCTGAATACTTGGTCTGCATTACTGTTCAGCCATTCATCATTGAGTGCCTGAGTAAGAACCGGAATCTTACGATGTTCGTTCTCATGGACTGACGCGCCTATGTTGATACTGAAGCGCGTAGTTTCTGCCGAATATAGAAATGAAGTTAACTGGTCTATATGCGGGAATATTTTGTTGAAGAGTGCGGGGTTTTCTTCCGGCCCACTTCCAAACAAATACCAAGAGCGCAAGCTAGTGTAATCACCTTTGCGCTCGTCTTTCGACACATTACATTTCTGTATCAGGTCGAGATAAAATGTTTCTCGTTCCGCATGGTCGCTAGGTATACGCATTATTTCTTTATAGCCAAGTTCTCATGGTCGGGAATATAGGACGCAGATCGTGGCCCTGTCAAGTTCCCATTTTGTTTTGGGTTAAATCCAACCTGCTCATCCCTGACCGGAGCAAACGCCCTGCCACCCATAATATTGCCCATACTTAGCTTTTTGCCCCCCCCATCGCCCCAAATAACCGAGTCACCTGGGCGCTGCTCACGCGGCTGATCGACCTGCGGAGCGCCAGCAGGATTGTTCTTGGCAAGGTAGTTCGACTGAGATTCGCCCTCTTTGGTGGACTTAATATCAGTCATTTTGTAATCCAATGCTAATTGCTTAAGCCTCTTATCATTCCGCTTGGTCTTGCCGCTAACAAATCCAGGAGCCTTGAGGAATACCATCATCACACCCTCTACGCACCCCTCAGGACATGAAGCCTCGGTTCCTTCAAAGTAGCCATGCTCTGGACATTTATAATCATTTAATATGTTAGCCATTTATCTTCCCCGTTAGTTGTTCATTAATATCATAATCAGAGTAATCACCCTTATTACGAATTCCTGTCTTAATCTTTACGCCGCCATTAACAAACTCTATTGCCATACTTCTTGCCATCTTGGGTTTTGCTTCTTTTCTGTATTGGACGAATTTAGTTTTATCTCGGTTCTGCATTACAGCTACTTCGCCGTTCTTCCAGTTGGTATATGCCATGCTTACCCTGCGCTGAGTTTTCTCAGTCATGCGCTCTTCTTTGCTGACGAACACAACCAGTATTGTTTGCTTGGACAGGCCGCAGAGTTCGGCAAACAGGCGAATAGATATTCCTCTGTTCTCGTCCTTAAGAAAATTATCCATGATGCGATAAAGTTCTTGCCTACCTATTACGGGTTGCATTTGTTCCACGGAAAACAATCTGGATATTTTTCTTGCATGATTTTATTTCCATGCTCCAAGAATTCTTTTGATACAGAGTTTGGATTGCCACCCAATCTAAAACAATTGGTATGCAATCCTGTGCCGGCAAACTTTGGATTATTTTGTTTCAATATTTTATAAGCCAGCCGATCCGCGCCAAACTCCATGTAGTTGTAGGCATTGGCCGCATTGCACATTGCCTCTGTCTTTGCCGCTATTGATCCTGTTTCCGCAAATCCATCGGCTCCGTTCCAAACTGGATGCTCTCCAAGAGATTCGCAATTGTCATCAAACAGGAAATTCTTATGCTTATCGTATATTGAGCGTAGCGAGTAAACCCAATCCAGGTCTTTCTCGACCATCAGGGAAACCATGCTTTCAACGTGATTAGGTTTAAACCAATCATCGTCTGCGGTCATAATAATAATATCCTCAGTCACCAGACTAGGAACAGCAGCAAACAACTTCTGTCCACCTGAACCGCCATTAGGCGTTTTCACTGATACGCGTCTAGGCCAGTAGGCAACATCTCTTGTTGCGCTGCAATACTTCTTGGTCATTTGGAAGTATTCATCGTAACCAACGATACCGTCTGTAATAAGGTAATGATGAACGGGGTATGTTTGCTCATCTATTGCCTTGCAGCAATCAATCAACTCTAGTCTGTTTGCCGTTATTGTTACTACCGCAACTGATGGTTTATGTTCCATATACGCCTATCTTTTTAAGGTAATTGCCCACGTTCTTGTTCATAGCCTCGCCCACAGGTTCGTTGTGGGCATCTTTTTTCCTGGATATATCCCGCGTTATCTTCATCTGGATAAGTCTAGGTTGCACTTGCTCGGCATAGGCAGCACAAGCTAGGGCGCTGGCAATGACACGATCATCCTTATTCCTGCCGGAAGCCTGGATACTTCCCCCGTCACGGACAATGGTTTTCATCTCATCCAGAGTATCAAGAGAATAGATAGCCAGCATCCCGCGTTCAAAGTAGTCCTTCATGTAGGCCAGCATCCTTTCTTTGGATGCGGTGGTAGTCAGCCAGCCTATAGAGTTGGTTGGCCCACCCAAGGAGTCTTGTCTACGCCAGAGGTAGTTGGTCATATGCCCTAGAACGTCCATCAGGTTATGTCCAAACTTGGTTCCCATATTGGCTGCTTGTCGCTTAAGGTTCCGCAGTTCATTAATTACGGCTTGACCGGGGCCGTTGACCTCAAGATTAAGGGTTGAATTCTTGTATGCCCCAGCTATATGGGCAATAACCCAGGCAAATTGATAGGTATTCATCTCGCTGGTAGCAAACTCGCATACCTGCTCCATACCGTCTGCATAGCAACGGAATACCTGAATACAGAACCTATCTGCCCAATCCGAAGAGCCATAGGCCGGATCAGCCCCGATAACGTAGTAGGCGGTATCTACTGGCTCTTCCCATACCTTCAAAGTAGCAAGGCGCTCGGTAGACTTGAGGCAATCGGTATCATGGAAGTTAACTCCCATTGAATAGCGATAGTATTCAGCGTCTATCTTCTTGGCTATCTTGTAGGCATCGGTGCAACGGGAGGTAGAGAAGAAGCTGCTGCCAGAGAGAATGAAAGCGTAGTCCTCGGTAGGCGGGAACTCCTGATACATGAGAGATTCATCCTTGATGCCCTCCATCATCTTCCAGCGCCACCAAGCCATCTGCCGGCTATTAATCTCTATGTCGTAGAGTTTTTTAATATCCCGCGTCCATACCTTTTCCTCACCCGTTAGCTTGCCATCCCAATAGACCTTATAGATTTGGTTGTCGGCGGGGATTGAATAGAGTTCATTGCGCCACCAGCCACAGAAGATTGCGTGTTGAGTCCTAGCGCGTTTAGCGGTGACATACATATCGTGAAACATATTGAACCCACGAGCAGTAGATTCAAATATATACAATCTCTTGGGATTGGTTTCAGCCAAAGATGCCAGCAGGGAAGCCAGTCCTTCCTCATCGCCCCATGACGAGGTTTCAGTTCCATGCAGGAAGGTAATACCCTTACCCCTGCCTAGCGTTCCCTTGGCGCGTAATCCTGCAACCTGATAAAAGATACGGCTTCTATTCTTCAGGGCAAGAGAGTTACGGTTGTGGGAGAGGATAGGTATCTTAAATTCCTTGGGCAGCCCATCCATGTAGGCCGAGAGAGTCCCACGGAACATATCCCTATTCTCCTCAGTATCCGTTACCAAGGTTCCATTCAGCCCTGCATTGACGTAGTGCCAGTAAAGATCGAGCGCCAGGGAGATAGTCGTTACCCCCAACTGCCGGCCTTTAAGAATAACGAAGAAATGCTTTTCCTCTGACAATCCCTTTTCAATCTCATTCATTACATACGTCTGCGTTCCCAACAGACGGTCAAGGTTCTGTAATCCGTGTTCCTTGGTTTCAATCTTTAACTGGGAGCAGAAGGCATAGAATTGCTTGAGGTTTAATTTCATTAATCAAGTTCCACGTGAAACATCATCATTCCAATGTCTGTTTCAAAGCCAGTCTATAAGCCTCACGATAAGGGCTAGACCGGTCAGAAGCCTCTATCTTCCACAATTCCCTCAACTGGGATAGATAGACAGGGTTGTAAGACATGCTCTTCCAATACAACAGCAACTCCTTAGTCACAAAGCTGTTGCCCATCACACCCTCATTCAACATCCTCCCTTTCATCTGCACCTACCTCCTTCTGCCATTCATTACATTTCCTGTAAGCATATGCCCTCCAGAATCGACAAAACAATCCCTCAGAATGACCCTCGCTCCACACACAAGTAGAACACCCAGGTATCCAAGCATAAGACGGTTCAGCAGACCCCATATCATTACCCCCCTAAGATATACGCCATACCCTAACCCCACCCTCAACCCGCTTGGCAATAAACTTCATCCCCAATTCCACACCCTTCTTTTTATTAACCCCACACATCGTATTAATCATTGATATTCGTTCACTCGTTACCATGAATGAATCCCCTATCCCCATTGCTGCATACGGATACTTACTGGCTGTTACCCTCATTACCGGCATATCTACGTTCTTCTCTACCATTACCTCATTCATATCATTTCTCCGTTATTAGTATTAATACTATACGCCCACATTCAAAAAGAGCAAAAAAACTTTGGGGGGAAGAGGGAAAGGTGGCTCGCTCTCACGCTATCCAAAGGCCAAGGCAAGCGCCAGGCTGCATGCCGGCAGGCGGTCGATGCCCATGCCCAAGCCTAACGCTGGCGCATTCCATACACGCTCATACGCGGTCATTACACGAGCATACAGAGCATTAATACATACCCATGACCATGCCCATTAGCGCATTACCCAATTTGACATAACGCGTACTGGAGCAGTACCCTGGCCTATCCTTGCCTGATCCTGATATGCTTATATACCTATCTCATATTATGAAATATACTCAGTACATATATATGTACGTACTTCATACGTAACCCATACCGCAAATTGCGGTATATTATGACGCTATACGTCATATTTAATACCTGTATACGTGTTAATAGCCTTAGAGCGATAGTGGCATAGTTAATGCTTTATAGTATACGTAACACTCATTAATCATTAATCAGAAAGGCTATATATGGATATGTATAAGACTGTAACGGATAGCATAATCGCAGAACTGGAAAAGGGCGCGATTCCCTGGGTTAAACCTTGGAAAGCCGATTCAAGCGCGGATAAGAACTTCATATCGCAAAAGCCCTACCAGGGCATCAATCGCCTGTTGCTAGGTATGGGTAGCATGGCAAAAGGCTACACCAATCCGGCATGGGCAACATTCAAACAATGGCAAGAGTCGGGCGCTAATGTGAAGGCTGGCGAAAAGGCTACTCACATTGTCTTTTTTAAACCTGTTAAAACCACCGATAAGGTTACAGGCAAGGATGCGGGTTACTGCGTTATCAAGGGCTACGCTGTTTTTAACGTAGAGCAAACAGATATGAAGATTATCCCAAGCGTTATACCTGAAAGCCCTTTTAATCCTATGCCTGATTGTGAAAATCGCATTGTTAAGACTGGCGCTAGCATATCGCATGGGGGCGATGCTGCCTTTTATATGCCTAGCCATGATCGCATACAGCTACCGAATAAAGGCGCTTTCAGTAGCGAAGCAAATTACTACGCTACATGCTTTCATGAACTATCGCACTGGACTGGCGCAAAGCATAGACTTGATCGTTCATTAGATAAAGGGCGCTACGGTAATCCTGCGTATGCTTTCGAAGAACTGGTAGCGGAGATTAGCGCAGCGTACCTTTGCGCTGATTACAAGATACAAGGCGAATTGCGCCATGCAGGATATATTCAATCATGGCTCAAAGCTTGCAAGGATGATAGCAAGGCAATATTTAAGGCTTCCGCGCTAGCGCAAAAAGCCGCTGATTACATCAATGGGCTTGATGCTACGGTAGAATCAATAGCTGCATAGTGTTAACTGGTAGCGCGTTACACAGTAGCGCGTTACCGGATTATCATTCGATAATCGCAATATATTGAAAGGGTTATTTATGAAGCAAGAAAGCGCTATCTGCATCTATACCGAGTTCGATGGGGACTTCGCCCATATCAAGGGTTATATCTGTAAGCCTGAGTTGAACTCAAACGGTACGCCTGAGCCAGTTGATCGCTATGAACATACGTTGACCAATGTACGCTTACACTCCCAGGCATCGAAGGGCGGGTACTGGGCCGGAATGTACGGTATGAGCGTTAATATAGAATGTTATGATCGCGTAACATTAGAAAATGCTAAAAAGGCGGTAGCTACTCTCACGCCCATTGATCGCAAGATACAGAAAATGCTTGATGATGAAGGTAGCGTAAAATCATATGGACAATGGCTTAATCGCGTATCACGCGCCATTGGCGCTAAGACTGTATTTTTTAAGCGCGAAAAAGAAAGCGCATCAAGATCGCAGTACCATGGCGCAAGTGGCGGTGACATTGTTTACTACGGCGATGCGCTAGAACAAAAAATAGGCGAGTGGGCCAACCCGGTAGCAGTAGCAGCATAATTTATAATTAAAGGGCTTATCATGATGCAATTCATAGCAGGGAATTACCACATAGAATCACATGGCAATGGTTGGGCGTACAGCATAACGGATCAGCGTACCGGACAAAATATATGGGTACAGGACTATGATGCTAATACGCTCCAGGATGCTACCAATAACTGGGAGCACACGGAAATTCTAGAAGAGTACTTCGATTGCATGTGCGATTAGATTAATATATTCATAATGCGCCTTGTAACCCAGGGCGCATTGTGGGCAATATTGCCCTATTTATAATTGATGGTGTTTATATGAATTTTTATGATCTTCCTGATGTTGTACGCTTCAAGATATATGGCGGTATTGATGCGCTAGGATGTTCCAGCAAGGGCGGTAGCGGTAACAAGCTAGTGGTAGCGGTAGCCAAGGGTAAACTAGGCGAACTGTGCGCGTTCATGAGTAGCCAAGGATTTAAAAACATTGGCCTGTACCATTTTCCGCTAGGATCAGATACCCCACCGGAACAATTGCGCCACGATAGCGAAAAATACGCTGTTAAATCCTGCAATTGGCTGTATTGCGACTTCCAGGT